ATCACCAGAAAATAGTGAAGTTGAATAAGCATTAGCTATTGGATAGGCCTGAGGTCGTACAACACCGCCAGTTAAATGCCTAAGGGGTACAAACCCATTAGGAGCATCAGTATTAGCCATTTTATAACTCCTTGTTATAAATTATTACTCTTTAAAACCGCCCCTCGTAACTTCGGTCTTATAAGAACGGCTTATAGGATTTCCAGGTTGTTCTACTTTGTGAATATCCATCTCAACTGATCGCATTAAGTTTTCAGTCATTCTGGCGTAATATTCATTACGTTCATTTACCATATGTTCTGGCATTTCACAGAGTACCATTCCTTCCATACCTATATAACCAGCAAATTTGCCATGTTCAATCGTAGCATACTTGTTAGCATCAGGAACTGTTTTAATGTCCCTAGGTTGCCAACCTTCTCGCATACGTTTAGCGACATTTGTCGGTGTTTCCTGTCCTAAAACCATCGTTGCAATCCATCTCTGTTTGAAACCAGGTCTTGGTTCAGGTGCCTCCAATAAGTTAGTTGGGCGCCACTTTGAAGCTACAGTCGATTTCTCAACTCTAGTTTCATTTTTTATTTTATTATTCTTCATGTCAGGCTCCTATAGTTGTCCTGTATCACTAAAGCTTTTTACTTCTTTAGCAAAACGTTTTAGTGCCGCTTCATCATTGATGTCGATACCGAATTTTTTAGCAGTATCTAAATCCTCAGAAGTAAGCTTAACTCGGTTACTGTCAATTCCTTTTTTACGAGAAACTCCAGCAACAGGAGATTGCACTCTGTTAGCTTTTTGTACCACATTTTTGTCAGTTTGAGAAGCACTTTCTTCAGATTTACTAAAATAAGGTAAATTAGAAGCTTTTAATCTTCTAGTCATCTCATTATAATATTCTGGATCATTTACATCCCAACCTTCTTCAGTTAATTCAGCATCAATTCCATATGCCATAGCTGTTTCTTTACGATAGCCAGGTTTATTGAACCAAGTGCTGTTTTCTTTAACCCAATCTGATGCTAAAGGCGGTACTGTTTTTTTAGTATCAGTCTTTTTAGGTATATCAGAAGCATATTCTTGCGTCTTATTCATCTGATTACGAATATCAGCCATATTTTCATATAACTTAATTTGTTCATCAGTATTTCCTTCTTCAATAGCTTGTTTCAGCTTTTGAGAAACTTGCGAATATTGACTAGATAAAGATTTACTTGCTAAGTCAAGAGTTTTTTTCTCCATATTAGCTAATCTATCTTCTAATTCAGCAATTCGCTGTTCAGCTTCAGCTCGTTTAGCAACTTCTTTTTGAATTCGCTTACGAACCTTCTCTGAATAAGGAAGTTCATCTGAATAAGGCGGAACGTTTGATTTAGTTTCAGCTTTTTCTTGAATTTTAGGCTGATCTATTTTTTCTTCTGCTTTTTGTTCTACAGTTTCTTCTCTGTAGTCGTTCATTAGAGCTTCAAGTGGATTTTGAGGAACTTCTATTTCTTTTTCAGAAGTAGGTTCATCTAACTTCACTTCAATCTCTTTCTTTATTTCTTCTTCGTTAGGCATAGTTATCTCCTATGTTGGCGTTATTCTTAACTCAATAACGTATGTTTATATTTGCTGAGATACTACTTCAGAACTTTCGAGTGAAGCAATGATCTCATCATCATTTACTATCACCATTTTGACATTTTGTACAGATATGCGTGCACCTGCATAACGACCAAACAAAACCCAATCTCCTACTTTACACCAAGGTGCTTTTCTATCACTATAACATTCAGGTCCCATTGCTATTACTTGACCTACACTATTTAAATAAGCTTGTGTATCTTTATTTTTATCTGGTAAATAAATACCACCTTTTGTTTTAGATACAGGTCCTTTTGGTCTTATTAAAATTCTATATCCAACTGGTTGTGGAACTTTTGTAGGTGTAGGTACGTCATCTTCTGTAGCCCATGCTTCATTACTCATCATCTTCTATTTCTCCTTTTTTATATTTTTCAATTATCTCATTAATAATTTGTAGAGATTTATCTAAACCTTGACCGTAGCCATAGTTTCGTTTAAACTCCTCTATGTTATCTACACCTTTTGACAACAAATTATTACCTAATTCTTCTTTATGCTTTTTTATTTGATTCTTGATCGCTTGTAGTAGTTTTTCCATTTACCATTTCTTTCAGTTTATTAAGAGCATCATCAAATGATGCATTTAATTTTTTAGATGCTAATACAAATTGTTTTGGTTTAACTAAACTTATTGATATTTTTTTATTTTCTAAAAACTTTTTAGCTTGTCTTATTTCTTCAGCTTTAATAGCCATATTACTTATCACGTTTTGCAATTCGAGAAGCTGCCTCCACTATCTTAGCTTTCACTTCAGCATCTTTTCTAGCTTGTTGTCTCTCATTAGTTTTAACGCCTTCTTCAAATCTTGCTTTACGAATATTTAATTCTTCTTTTTTCATTTGAAGATTAGCCATTTTCTCTTGCATATCCATTTGCATCTGTTGTTGCTCTGGACTTGGCGGCATACTACCCATTAAATTTTGTGCCGCTTGTGCTGCTGCAACTGCAATTCTATTTTCTTGCTCAATTGGAAGTGGTTTATTCTCTTTATCTAAAAATTCTTGATTAAATTGACCACTTGATACTGGAATTCCTTCTTGAACTTGAGCTTGCATTTGTTGTTGATATAAAAATGCCATGTGTTGACCCATATGTGCTAACATTTGACCGTATAAAGCTTGTTTCGCTTCAGGTGTTCCACCAAATCTAGGGTCATTAATGAATTGTTGATGTACTATAAGATGTGCTTGATGGTCTTGTTCTTCAAAAACTTGAATAGGTTTACCATTTAAGAGTGCCATGTTCTCAGAAACTGGATCTCTACGAGGAGTTTCTTTATCATCTATTAATAAATTCTCATAATCAGGTACATTTAACGATTGTAAAAATCTTTTATAAGCTTGTTTTACATCAATAATCTGTGGAGCTTGTTGTGCTAATTGAAGTCCAGTCTGTGCTAAAGCTATTCTTTGAGCGGAAGATGAAATATTAGGGTCTGATACTGGTACAACATCAATTGCTTGATCAAAATCTTTTCTTCTAATGATTTTTTTCTCACCAATTGTTTCATATGGATATTCATCGTCTAAATATTCTCCATTTATTTCATAAATTAATTTAAATTCTCTACCTTGAGCTTGATGCAATCGTTTGTGTATAGCAGAAAATACTTTAGAACCTTGTTCTATAAGAGCAATAGTAGTTCCTACTGGACCAGATCCTGCAGATTGACCTACCATTGCATCAGCGATTGAAGCAAAACGTCTACCTGATTCTGTCATTACTCCTAAAAGTTGAAGTAAAGTAGGAGATGGTTCTTTAAATGGAAGTGGAATAAATGATTTTCTTAAATCATCTCCATAAGCTTCTACTTCTACCCATTCTCCCGGAGATATAGTTAAATCTCCACCTTCAATTCTTGCTCCTTTAGCTCTAAATCCACCATTTAAATTTGCAAATGCTGCTGAGTCAAGTAAAGCTCTTAAAGCTCCAGTGCTCGCATGCTGTAGACCGCCGATCATTTGTATTAAACCAAATCCATAAAAACCTAAACCTGGTAAATATTTATAATGAATAAAATAAGTTCTTTTACGTTTTAATTGATCTTCTTCTTTCCAGTTACGTCTAATTGATAATACAATTTGCATATCATAATCAATTGTAACAATATATGGTAATGCAATTCCATTTTTATCTTCTCCTAAATCTAAATCTACGTGCATTTCTAAAATAGTATGTAATCTATCAGCAGATGATGGAGACATACCTTCTAATCTTTGAAGTGTTGCTTGAATTTGATCGTCTGTATTTAAATCGCCTTGTGTTTTAGATAAAGCAACATCTCTATAAAATCCCACAACTTGGTATCTTCTAATTTCATTTACAGATAATTTCATTACTTGTGTATATCTTTCAGCAGTTTGTAAATCTGTATTTTGATATGCAATTACAAAATCTTCTGCTGGTACAAATTTTGCACAAATTCTATCTAACGTATCATCAAAATATATTTTCTTAAATGCTGAACCAGATAGTGATAAATAAAATAACATTTGATCTAATTCATTAAAGTAATCAGGTATTTGTGTAGTAAGTTGATAATTCATAAAATCTTCAACTCGTGAAGCTTGTTCTATTTTTTTATCAGTAATCTTACCAATGATTTGGGTTTTCACGGGCCCACCAGCAGGGAATAACTCTGCAATAGCTCTAGCTTGAAATTGTGTGGCAGCTTCTGCAAGTAATGGGTGATGTACTCCAGAAGCTCCCGGAAATGGATCGTTTCTATCTTCAACAATTACACCTAACATCTTTAGACCTTTAGAGTATTGGTCTTCCCATTCTTTTCTTGAAGACTTATCATCTTCATAAGCTGTAATTAATTGTTTTCCAATTCTTGAAACTTGAAAACTATCTAAAGTTTCTGCAAGATTTTCATAATGATCACTTTCAAAAGCTTCTTCAGCTTTATCAGTTTCATCTTCATTGATGTCGACAGTAATCTTCTTACCTTCATCATCAGTATATTGCAGTTTCTTTTTATCTAGTTCAACTTCAAGTGCCATATTATTTTTTCTTTTTACGTTTAGGAAATCCTGCTTTCATATTTGCATATGCTTTAGCAGATATAGTAGATTTAGATTTAGGTCTACTAATTCCTAATTTTTTTCTTCTATTTATATTTGCGTATAGTCCTTGTTTTTTTTTCATAGGTTTACTAATTTGTTGTGGAAAGTTAGGTCTTGCCAACGGCATTACTTTTTCTTTCCTTTTTTAATTACTCCTCTTGCCATTAAAATATCTTTTTTAGTAACTTTACCGTCACCTGACATATCTGGAAAAGATTTTTTATTTTTCTTTTTTTTCATTATTTTTTTCCTTTTCTTGCTTCTGATAAAGCAATTGCTATAGCTTGTTTTTTTGATTTAACTTTTTTCTTTGATTTTCCAATGTTAAGTTCTCCCTTTTTATATTCTTTCATAACTTTAGAAATTTTATTTTGTGTTTTTGTTTTTTTCATTGTTTAATACCTCCGGGTTCATACCCTATACATCTATCGTATAGTATAAAACAAAAAATCACTGGAATAAAGCTAATTATTCCAGTGATTAAACAATCAAAAAGGATCTTATTTTGAGAAGTTTGCTTTGTAATCTTCAAAAGCATCTTTCCAGAACTTTTGAACTTTCTGATTATAGTCAGTCCAGAAGCTCTT